CGTTTAATCTACGCTTAGTTAATTCCCATTTATTTTTAGCTAGTGTAGTTGTTATAGCTTCTTCCTCTGCAATCTCTATTGATTGTTTATAACTTAATTGTAAGTGTAATTCTAATTCCTCTTGAGTTCTAGGTATTTCGTCTGGAGGTAATGAGCTTCTTTGTAGATCTATACCTAAAGTCTGTTGAGCTGCTTGCATTTGTTCTCTAGCAAACATATCCTCAGCGACAGCAGTTGCGTACATAGTTCTTTTCTTTACAGACTCTGGGTCTTGAGAGTAAGCTTTAATATCATACTCTTTACTAGATATGCCATTAACAACTATGTCTACAAACTTAGATAAAATAGGCACTGGCTTCCAGTCTAGATTTAAGTAGCTTAAGTCACCGTTGATAGATAACTCGTCTTTGTATTTTTGAACAGGTTGCTCTCCTCTAGCGTATAATCTTAAATGATGAAAATTATTAAAACTAGTAAGATATCTATTACCATTAGTTCTTCCTTGATTAAACCATTCTGTCTCAATAGCCTGTGCTACCTGCGAACCGTATTCCCACGAAGCTTTTTCTGCATCCGGTACTACCTGACTTGGAAAGGCGCTATTTGAGTTAGTATACATTTTCATTTATTCAATTATTTTTGATATTGTTCCTTTGTTATTGTATCTTTTAAAACCTAGATCATAGCTTTTNACTANGTTCATTGGTATTGGTCTGTATTTGTTTTTATTACAAGCCATCAAAGCGAGTCCAGAGCTTATAGAAGCATCATGCTTTGTTCTGTTGTTAATATTAAACTTAGACCAATCGTCTAAAGTTCTCTGAAGATACACGTCTCCGTAGTCTCCGGTTGATTTTAATCCTACAAAATCTTCTATATAAGATTCTATAGCTGCTGCGTGTGCTTGTTTTATATCTTCACTTGAATTAGGTATTCCACCTATTTCTCTTTCTGTTACAGATAACTTTAATTTATCTGGTCTGTTCATAGCGTAACCTCTATACCCTCTTCTTTTGAAATGATATAGTAATCTAGGTTTATTGTTTTCTGCTAGTATTGGCATACTATAAAATACACAGGCCATTAACACGTCTTCAAAAAACATTTCGGCTGTTTGAGGTCTAGCTATATATTCTAAAAAGAAATGATTAGCTGGATGATTCTCCATACTAAACTTAGTTAAACCATGAAGAGAACCATTAGAACCTCTACCGTCTACTGTTCCAGATATATCGTATGGATCACAACCAAAAGCACCCATGTGATCATTTGCTGGATATTTTATACCTCTTTTTATTATAATTTGATTTTGCTGATTTATGTCAGGCACCCAAGTTATATAGAATTTTCCATTAGTATTAGGTGCAAATATTACTTTAGTGTCTTTTATTCCACCTTCCCACATGAAATTACCTCTTGTGACTAGTTTTGTTTTACCAACATCACCGTTGTAATCTATTTGCTCGTATATCTTAGTTAGATTAAACAAAGAGGATTTGGCTTCATCTCTGAAAGCATGTTCTTCAGTTCTTGGAAATTGTCTATAAAATTCATTTAAAGCGTCTTGATCGCCTTTTAATCCGTCAACTTCGTTTTGCCAATACTCTATAACACCTTGTTTTATTTTAACACCATGCGGATCTTCTGCTGGTTCAATTGGTGTGTCGAATACAGGTACGCCATAAGAATCAATGTATCCTTCGTAGTTCCATTCCATAGGTATGAACAAAGAATAGAGTCCTGAGCGAGTCTGTCCATTGGCGTTTCTCTCTTTGACGTTTGAATCATAGTATAATTTTTTATAATTATCTCCTCCTTTATCTAAAGCGTTTGATGTTGATCCCATCATACACTTACCAATAATTCTTGATCCTAGTCTAAGGGTGGTTTTCGTAACACGCCAGTTGTTGAGGATGTTGTTGGGCCTTTCCCACTTCCCCGATTCATCGTGGACGAGGAGTTTGAGTTTCTCCCCATCGTAGGCATTGTCGCCGGTGTTCTTCCAGTCGATGGTGGTGTCCAAACCGGTAATTTCTTTAAGGGTTTCGTTGGCTTCCAGTTTTCTACGGGTAAATTTGGAGGCAGGGACTCTGTAGGCAAGCTCGGTCTTGGGCCTGTCCATTCCGTCCTGTATCGGTTTGAAAAAGAAGGGATAGTTGACGGAAATTGGTACCACCTTATCTGTGAACATAGTCTTAGCATCGGCACCAGATTTGGACAATATTCCGTACCGTGAATCCGTTGATATCGTAGCAAGGTTGACCGATTCAGCTGAGGACATAAATGAAAAGCCTGACCTACGGTTTTTAAGATAACACATTCCATAACACCTGTCGTCTGCTTTTGAAGCTTCCCAAAAGATGAAGAATAATCTATTCGCTTCCCTAAAGTCTGGTTTGCCAACATCAATTTTGGACCACTGCAGGTACATATAGTGAGTGCCAGTAATATAAGTAGGGTTGTTTTTATTAATGAACCAAAAACCTTCTTCTCTATGCACAAACTCTTTATCGATGTAATCATACCATTGTTCTTTAAAATCAGCTGGATAATCTTCCCAGTCAAATATTGTTTTTATCTTTTTAAAAGCTAGTGGTAGTTGTTTTCTTTCCCATTTATTATTACCTAGATTTTCAACCTCTTTAGGTTGTTCTGGTAAAGCTATTTTTAGGTTTTGAATTTCATATATTTCCCCTACTTTCCCTGTCTTAGATATAACAACCACATCATGGTCTTCATTATATCCATATTCCCACTTATTATACCTATTCATTCGTTTAAGAATCTTAGGTTTAATATGGTTTTTTAATACTCTATATAGATCTTGTTGATACATTATTTCTTAGATCTTCCTTCAGCAAAACCCCTAAAAGCCTTTTCTTCTTTTGCCTCTTTTGGTGTTTCGTTTATAATGTTTTCTTCTTCTTGTATTCTTTGTAGTATTTCAAAAGCATCAAATATAGCTAGCTTTTTTGTAGCCGCAGCGTTTTTTAGTCTATCAGCAGATATGTCAGGGCCAAAATCTATAATGGGCTCCTTAGCGACTTTAATTAACTCTTTAACCGCTATTTGCCCAGCTTGGATTATACTCTCTTTGGTTTTCTTTACTTCCATATTTAATTACAATATCATTTGATTTCATACAATATAAACGCTCTTCATCTACCACGAAATCATATTCTCCGTAAGGAGTATACCCAACGCAGTCTCCCTCGTTTATTCCTAGCTCTTCTAATGAGCTATTACCTATTTTTAGTATACCAATAAGCTTTTGCTCTTTATCCGTTGTAAGTGTGTCTTTAGATTCTAAGGGTTTTATAAAGCATCTATCATTTACTGATCTCCACTTGTTACCAGAATCATAGAGATATATTTGATCTAAAGTACAAAAATAAGTATTATCTTTAAAATAAGATCTAGATTTTTTCTTTACACCTCTTACATCATAAAAAGTTCTAAACACATTATGGTGTATTAATATTAAGTCACCTTTCTTTATAGGTGTTTTGTAGGCTAGCGGTGTTTCTACTACTTTCGCTACATTGTTTATAAACTTGTAGTTTTCTATCTTAGTATTTAACACAAGCTCTTTACCACCTATATTTTTTNTGTTATTATAAGTTTCACCTAATGGTTCAATTATAAAATCNTAAACACTTTTCATTAATATTCTAAATCATACTCAATAGATATAGCCATGTTAGAGTTAAATNTCTTCCACGGCAATACCTCATTGTTTTTTTTAATGTGTATGTTATAAGAATTACTTTCTAGGTCATATGTTATATAAGCGATTTCATGACCACCATAGACAACCTGTCCAACTGAATAGTGCATAGCATCGTTTTTATAATCCGAACCTATACTTATCTTTCTTATTACATTGTCCATTATTCCTCAGATTTAACAACTGATAAATCACTATCATCATCTTTCTTTATGTCTTCGTAAGAACCGTCTGATATGTTTATGTTTACGTTTCCATATTTTTCTTCAAGAACTTTCTTAGACTCTTCTATTTTTTTAGATAATTCATCGTAGTGCGTGAATAAAAGATGTTTTCTAACATCTGCTAGACCTAACTGCTCCACTATTTGTTGGTAATTTTTTTGCTGTTCTTGAATTAATTTTAATTCTTCTTCGGTTACTTTTTTAATCTCTGCTTTTTTCATAATTTAATTTAATTTGATTTTGTTTATTACTGATTTTGCTAATTTATATGTTCCTAGCGAGAACCATGCTACTATTACTAATCCTAAAAAAGAAACTGGATTTAAGTAAAGATTTGTAGAGGTATCAAATGGTAGCAGACTTACTGCAACCAAACTCACCACTAAAAGCATTGTTAACTTTTTCATTTAATTTTATTTAATTGTTATTAATCTACTTATTTATTATTACTTATAGATTTGAATTTTTCCACCCCTCGTGATCCAAAATAAGCTATATAAACAGTTGTAAGTAACTGTTTTAATAATCCAATCCATTCTTGCTCTACTGTGAAAGATATCTCATGATGACTATCAACCCATATAAAGGCTATAGCCATAAAAGACAAGAATATCAAAGCCATAGGTCGCGTGTTTTTTGAAAGCCATGAATCACTTTTCATATCGCTCTCCCAACGCCTTGTTATTTGGGCCTCTGCATCATTATTAGCCTTCTCCATTATTTCTTGGATTTGCTTTTTAATTAGCAGTTTTTCTTCTTCCGTAGTAGTAAGCTTATCGATGACGTTACCAACTTCTTTGATAACGCCACCCGTAAGCCATTGAATTATTTTTTTCATTTATTAAGCATTCGCTTTTCTACCTTATTTATTTGGTAAATCTGTTTGGAAGTGTTTCTGTTGGGTTACCGCCTTCACCATCATCATCAAAAGCGCTAGATAAATTAAAGTAAGTTTTACCCTCGTTTGTTAAGTCTCTTGATTTTTGAAAATGATCCATTTCCGCATATTTTTGATTTACCTTGTCACCATATTGAGTTGCTCCTGGTGGTCTTCTTTTCATATTGTCACTACCATGATCAGGGCGTATCATATCTATT